TGCAGGTTCCCCTCCATCGCGGAGTAGTCCTGCCCCAGGTCGAACAACCGCTGCTGCCACTCGCCGAAGCTCTCGTCCACCGCCGGCAGCACGTCGCTCAGGCCCTCCTGGATGCCATCGGTGAAGTCCTTGAACAGTTCGCTCGTCTTGCCCAGCTCATCGCCGACATCGCCCAGCCCCTCCACGGCCACGTGGGCACTCTGATCCCAGCTATCCGACGTAGACTTCGCCCAGAGCGCTATGTTCTTCTTGGACGCCTCCAGCGAAAGCTCTACGTCTCCGCCGCCACCGAGTACCGATTTGGCGACGCCGCCCAGCACGCCGAACTCGTCGTCGAGCTGACGGATAGCCCCCCGCACGTCGCCGGACGCCAGCTCCATGATGGCGTCCTTTCCCGTCCTGGCCGGGCCGCCCAGCATCGTCATCTTCAATCCGAGGTTGAGCAGTTCGTCGCCGAAGTGACGCACGTCGGCGTTGAAGCCGCTGAAGTCGCCCCGCGCTGCCCGCGCCACCGCCGCGAACGCCGCGATGGCGTCCGAGGCCGTGGTCGCCGCGCTCGCCACCAGCGGCAGCGTCAGCGCCCCCAGCTCCTCAAGCTGCACGTTCAGGTCGTTCATCGCCATCTTCATCTTGAACTGGGTCGTCTTGGAGACCTCCTCGAAGCCGCGATCCAGGTTGCCCGTGGCGGTGTCCATGTTGCCCAGGATCTCCGTGTAGGCCTCACCCTGGACGCCCGCTGTGGCCAGCACGTTCGTCAGGCCGCGCACGTCGGGGAACAGCGTGGAGATCGCCTCCTCGTTCCCCTTGAACTTCGTCATCAACATGTCGAGCACCGACAGCAGCCCCTTCTCACGCACCTGGTCACGGACTTCCTGCATCGACAGGCCCACGCCCGCCAGGAGCGCCTTCGCCTCCTCCGTGGGCTTCAGGAGCTGCGTCATCACGCCGCGCAGGCCGGTGGCCGCCTCCTCCGCAGAGACGCCCAGGCGGGTGAAGGTGGCCATGTTGGCGGCGACCTCCTCAAAGGAGATGCCCATCTGCGCGGCGATGGGCACGACGCGCCCCAGGACGCCGCTGAAGGCGTCCGCCTCCGCCTTGCCGTCCTTGACCGCCTGCATAAGGACGTCGGTCACGCGCCCGGCCTGCCCGGCCTCCATCTGGTAGGCGTTGAGGACCGTCGTCAGGGCGTCGGCGACGACGGCCGTCTCGCCCAGGCCAACGGTGGAGGCCTTAGCCGCGATCTCCAGCACGTCGGCGGCGTCGCTGGCGTCCGTGATGCCGGAGGACAGGATGAAGTAGGCGCCGGCCCCGAGCTCCTTCGAGGACTTGGGCAGGCTCTTCTGCATCTCCCGGATCGAGCCCTTCAGGAGATCCGTATCCTCGCTCGTGGCTCCCGTCAGGGCGCGTATCTGAGCCATCTGCGCCTCGTAGGCAGCGGCGGCGCCGATGGAGTTGACGATGACTTCCTTGGCGCCGAGCATCGCCCCCGCCATGCCGCCGAAGCCCAACGCAGCAGCCGCCCCCGTCTTGACCATCGAGCCCAGGCTCACCTGCGCCTTGCCCAAGGGGCCCGACATCTCGTCGCGCCCCCGGAGGATGATCTCCAGTACCGCCGGCATCTACCGCTCCCGCTGCTGTTCCTGCTCTTTGGCCAAACCGGCTCGCTCATCCTTCGTCGCCGGTGCCGGTCCATAGCGCCGAAGCGAGCGCTCCACGCAGTTCTCCACGATCCCCGCCGGCACCTTCCCCTTGATCACAGCCGCGTCCAGCAGTGACCGCTCGAATCTGCGCGCGGCCACGGTAACAGCCTTCCAGGCGATCTCGGACAGCCGCTCCTCCAGCTTCGCCACATCGAGCCGCTCCGATAGCACCCGCGCCAGCACCAGGCCGCTCTCGCCATCCAGGAAGCGGTATGGCTGCCCCTTGCCAGCCAGCCCGTCGGCGATGCCGTGGAAGCTGTCCCACAGCGCGCTCTCCTCCCGCGACAGCGCTTCCTTCGCCGCCTTCAGTTCGACCAGCTGCGCCACGATGCCGTTGATCGCCCGCTCGGCTTTTGTCATCTACCCCGCTCCTGCTCGCTTTCCCTGATCTGCTTCACGATCTCGTCCTCTACCTCCAGCATCTCGGCCTCTTCCGCCAGCTCGTCTTCAGGCACGTCAATCAGCGTCCACGGCGGCACGTTGTACGCCTTGGCACACCGCCTGACCGCCCAGAGCGTGTAGCCTACGCCCGGGCCTCCTCCGTCTCCTCCTCCGGCGTCGTCGGGGAAGCCGTGGAATCGGGCGATCCCGTCGTCGATGAGCCGCTCCCTAAAGGGGTTGGCATGGCTCCCTCCTGGATCACCCGCGTCCGCACCCTGAGCATCGCCGCCACCAGGTCGCCGGGGATGGACTCGAACCCCGCCGCGCTGTGCGGGATGCGCTTGCCCTCATCGTCGTACAGCCGCCAACCCGGGAAGAGCTGCAGCAGTATCTCCTCCGCCTCACTGTCCGGCGACTTCTTGTTCAGCCCGAAGTAGCGCTTTATCAGCCGCGGCGGCGCGTTCGTACGCACGTCGATCTCGAAGCCGGGGTAGCCCTCGTCGTCCAACCTCGCCGTGACCGTCTTGACCGGCATCTTCGGAGCCTTCGCCGCCGTCATAAAGCCTCGCACATGGCAGGGCAACCCTCCGAACTACGTCCGTACTGACTGCCCGAAGGGTCATCCATACGCTGGCCAGAACCTCATAAGGGCACGCGGTCGCCGCATCTGCCGAGTCTGCAAGAACGCGCGCTGGCGGCGATGGCGTGGCGTGCCAATCACGATCACACGCTGGCGGCGATGGCGTGGCGTGCCAATCACGATCACACCTCTGTGACGGCGCCAGTCGTCTGCAGGACTACCTCCACCATGTGGAGGGCGCCCTTGCTGGGCTTCCGGCCGTAGCGCGTCAGGAACGTCTCCACGCTGCTCGTCTTGCCGGACTTCCAGGTGATCAGCAGGGTGCTGCTGGTCGCCAGCCCGACCAAGGCTTGACATATCCCGTTCAGGCTGGTCGCGGTGTCGTCGTACGGCCCCCGCAGCGTGACCTGGCCGGCCCGCTTCAAGCCGACGGGCGCGTGCGCCTCATCGTCGTCCCCGGCCGCCGTCACGTCCTGGGTGACGACCTCACGCTCCAGGCCGTCGATCTCGGTGACGTACGCGCTGATATCCGTCGGCGTGCCGCCGGAGTTGTCCAGGCTCACCGCCAGGACATCCCACCCAACTCTCGCCACTTCTTCTTACCTCCTCCTGAAATGCCGAGCCCCCCGACCGTCTGGCCAGGGGGCTCGTTTCTACCCGTTACCGTGTAGGCTTATCCGCGCGCGAACCCAACGACGAACGTTACCGATTGGCCCGCTCCCGCACCGCCGTACGCCCATGACGAAGCGAGATGCCTGTTGACAGTTCCCGCCACCGTCTTCCGCTCCCCCGTCGGTGCCGCTGTGATCGCTGTGAACGCGATCAGGTCGGCGTAGGTGATGTCGTCTGCGGAGTGCCGGACCTTCAGGGCAACGTTCGTGTAGCCGCCCAGCGTGAGCTGCGAGACCTCGGCGTAGCCGGCGCCACCGTTGGCGCTGGACGCGAGGTTGTCCACGGAGCTGGCGCCCTCGGTGTTGCCGGCCGCCGTCTCCTGCGTGTGCGCGTGCAGGATAATCCCTTCCTCGACTGGGCCCGTCACCGTGTAGTCCGCCTCCGCTTTGTGCAGCGTCCCCTTGCTGGCGATCCGGCGGTACTTCGTGGTGATCGCCCCGGCCCAGCCGATGAACTTCTTGCCAATCGTGTTGCCCTCCAGCGCGATGGCGGCCGTCCGCTGGACCAAGGCGACGAGGTGGTCATGCACGGAGTTTGCCGCGTCGTCGAAGAAGCCGCGCTGGCTCAGCGTCCCGCGCTTCAGGCCGACCGGGGCCCACGCCTCATCGGCGTCCCCCAGGACGGTGTTGTCCTCCAGCACGACCTCCCTGCCGATGTCCACCTCCGTCAGCGTGCTGAGGATGCTCCGGCCGTCGAACAGCGCGAAGCCGACGTCGGGACTACCCTTCCTGGCCATCCGCCACCTCCTCGATCAGCCCCTGCTCCAGGAGCCAGGGCACGCTAACGGCCGGCACGTCGTCCAGGACGGCGCCCGCCAGCACCTCCTTCAGTCCCCGCTCCTCCTGGGGGATGCTCTCGCCCGCCAGGATGCGACTGATGATCTCCGGGTCGGTCGGGTAGGAGATGCCGACCAGCGCCCGATAGCTGATCGTCTCCTGGCTGAATCGCTTCTTCGTCATCTCTACCTCCTACGGCGCGATCACGTGGAACCCGATCAGGAAGTCCTGGCCGGTGAAGTCGCGGCCTCCGTAGCCGAAATCCTTCGGCTCCTCCCATCGGAACGAGAAGACTATGGCGGTGGCGGCCAGGCCAGCCTCCGTCTTGAACGCCTCGATTGTCGCCGCCCGGAACGCCCGCACCAGCCGCGCCGCGCGGTCCAGGTCTGAGTCGTGAACCAGCAGCCGGCAGCGCTCCGTGTGGTCTTCCTCAGTCGCATCTCCGCCCACCATCCACTCCACCTGACCCGTGGAGCCGTACAGGATAAAGCAGGGGTGGTCCTCAACCGTGCTCGGCGGGTCGTCGTAGACCTTTTTTATCCCCAGGCGCTCCGGCGACGTGATCCTCACGTCCTCCAGCACCGTCTTGATGCGTGCCCGCGCGTCTTCATAGCTCATCTACGCTGCCCGCCGCCCCCACTTACTCTCGATCTCGCGCTCCACCTGCCGCATCAGCTCCGGCAACCTCTTGAGCAGCGCCTCCGAGGCCCCCTCCAGGAAGAACACGCCCTTCGTGCCCCGCGCGGCAATAATCGCCTGCACGGCCCTCGGGTTGGCCTGGAAGCCGTGCGACTTCAGCCAGGCCCGTATCCGCTTGATCGAAGGTGGCCTGCCCGGAGCGCGCCCGTAGTTCACCGTCGGCGCCAGTCCTCCCAGCGATGACCTCATGCCGTGGCCCCGCCCGATGATGCCCACGCGGGCCTGGAGCGCCACCCCGCCTCCGCTCAGCTCGTAGGTGACGGCCTCTGCCAGCGTCCCCTTGTCCGCGGCGTGCGGCTTCGCCCGCTTCGCCATCTCTTCCCGGCCGAACTTCGCCGCCTCTTCGAACAGCGGCCGCACGGACGTCGGCACCTGCCGAAGCTGCGCCGCAATCGCCTCACCGCCGATCACCGTGACGGTCAGACCGCGCTCCGCCATCAGACGAACAGCCTCCTGCGGCCGTATTCGGCCTTGACCCGCTGGATAACGCTGAACGCGACCGGCGAGAGGTTGATGCCGGTGTCGATGCTCTGGAGGCTCAGCGTAAAGCCGGACTCCTCCAGGTCCCGCAGCTCCCTCGTAACAAGGATCGTCGCTTCCTTGATCGCCGGCGGCACGCTCGGCCAGCCGAACGCCGCCGTCACCTGCACCTTACGCGGCCCCTCCGGCCAGACGTTCAGCCGGGCGTTCGCTGGCACGATGTCCAGGAAGCGGTAGGGCGACACCTCCGGCCCCAGGGCGGCGTTAGCTGGCCCGATCCAGTAGTGAGTATCCTTCGTCAGCGTCTCGTCTGCCCCCACGAAGGCAAAGTCGTCGTCCAGGTCCGCCTTCACAATCAGTCCCGTCACCGTCGCCACGTCGTCGATATATAGCCGTGTTAGCCCATTGCCGTCGTACAGCCGCATGACGACCGCCGCGTCGATCCCGAAGAAGCGCTCGCACTCGCGGTCGATGAGCCGCGAGACCGCCACGAGTTGTTCGACAATCGTTTCGTCATCGCCCGTGTCGGTCTTGGTCGTCCGCCCGCGATACTCCGGGGCGGAAGCGTAGGCCTCTGTGACGGCCATCTACTAGCCCTTCGCCCTCTTCGTGCGCCGCTTGCGGACGGACTTGTCCTCCGGCGGCCCATCTACCGCCTTCTCCTCCGCCCCAGACCCCGGCTCGCCCTCCGGCTGCTCGCCAGCTTCAGGCTCCGCCGCGGCCTCGGCGTCATCAGCCTGCCCTTCGGCAGAGCCCTCGGGCTCCCCCTGGTCGTTCTCCTCCGGCGGCGCCACCTCTACCTCCGGCTCCAGGCTCGGGTCGAGTTCGAAGCGCTCGAACTCCTCCTGCGATACCTCGCGCCCCGGCGTGCAGAACAGGAAGGCGGCGTCCGGGTGCCCTTCCGGCACGAGCCGGGAGCCGTCGCCCGTCCGGTAGAGCCGCGCGTCCACCTTCACCTTCGGCGACGGTGCCTCCTGGTTGATGTAGCTGATCTTCAGCGCCATGTTTCCGAACCTCCTGCTTAGCCAGCCTTCGCTATCCCAACCACGGTGGCGGTGCCGGGCGTGTCCGCCACGGTCGACTTGATCTTGACGCGGTAGTAGCGGTACGGGGCCTGGGCCACCGCGTAGAAGCTCTTCCCTGCAGCCGCCACAGCCGCCTCCACCTGCACGATCACCTCGTCGCTGTAATCGGCCGCGTTAGCCCCAAAGACCGTCCAGTCCACCGAGGCGGTCGCGACCTTGATGGTGTAGGCCAGCGACTTCCACGGCCCGGTATCGATGGCCGCCAGCGCCACCAGCGAGTTAGTGCTCGCCAGCCCCGCCGGGGCCACCGTCTCGAAGTTGTCAGTCGTTACCGACATACCGTCCTCCCGCTCCGCTTAGTTGAAGGCCGCAGCTGGCACGACGTGATAGAACACGCGGATGCTGACTGTGTTCGCCGCATTGCCGCCGCCGAACTCCCCGTCGCCGCTGTTCGCGATGCGCACGCCTGAGTTGGCCACCGGCGTAAAGATCGACGTGTACGCCGGTGCCTGCAGGCGGACCTGGTCCGTCGCCTGATCGATAAAGCCCGTCGTCTCCACGGTCATAATGTCCGCGCCGCTCACGTACTCGATCACTAGGTTGTCGGCCGTCTCCGTGTACGCTGCGGCACGGTCGAAGAACATGTAAACCTTGTCGACAACGAGCGCCCAGCCCGCCCCGGGTGCCGGCACCAAACTGACCGGCGTCGCCCGCAGGGCGAGCATCTGCGCGTTTGTCAGTTGGACATCGGCAAAGCGGATGCGCTCACCGCCGGCCACCCCTGAGTCTTGCGTTGCCTCAATGGTTGGCATCTCTGTTAACCTCCCGTGCGAATGGGCGGGGAGGCCCACTGCCGGGCCTCCCCGCTGAAGTTCACCGCTGCCGCCACCGTCAGGCTTTAGATGCCCGTGACGGAGCAGAACGCCGCCGCGCGGTAGACCACGAACGCGGTCCGCAGGCCGGCGCGGATCGTCTTCTCGCCTTCCTTGAACTGATCGGCGACGAAACCGACCTCCACCTCGATGCCCCGACGCGGCCGCAGCTCGCAGTGCGTCGCGAAGTCGCCCACCAGGCCGGTGTTCTCGGTGATGCGGTCGCTGACCGTGACCGGCAGGCCCCAGAGCCTCATGACGCCCAGGTCCTGAGGGTTGCCGAGGATGTAGATGCCGTCGGTCGTCCTGGTCAGGCGGATGTCCTGCCAGTCGTTCGGGTGCAGCACGATGTTGCTGGGGTTGGCCGCTCCCGTGACGGCCACCAGCGTGATCGCCTTGTGGATGGCGTCGAACGCTGGGTCGGCGCCCTTCGCCTGCGTCTGGATGCCGGACACGTCCAGGATGCCGGACAGGTTGGGCGCCGTGCCGTCCCCCACCAGAACCTGGAGGTCCAGCCGCCGCCGCAGGAAGAGCGAAAGGCGGCCATCGATTAGGCCTGCGACGCCCGGCACGTCCTCAAGCTGCTCGTCGGTGATGGGCAGCGACACGCCGATGCTCCGCACCGTGCTGGAGTCCTCGGCGTAGGAGACGTCCGCCTCGGCATAGAGCGCGCCCTCAGCGCGCTCCGCAGCCGCCTCCGTCGTCACTGTCTCCCGCATGAACACGACGGCCGCCTGGGTCGTCGGCACGGACGGGATGATGTCCAGGACCTGCGGCCCCAGCAGCGCCGCCTCGACGATCCGCCCGGTGCGGACCGACTCCGGCGGGAAGCCGTCCGTCGTCAGGAACAGCGTCTTCAGATGCGCGATGGGGTTCTCGATGTCCTTGTATTCGACGCTGAGGGACTTCCGCGAGTGCCCCAGCGTGGCTTTGAACTCGTCAGACTCGACGACGTACTGGCCGAGGCTCTTGACGCGGACGGGCCGTTCGCCCTTGCCCTCACCGCCGGGCTGGGCCGGGCGGTTCTGCGGCTCCTTGAGCCACTTGTCATAGGCCTTCTGGTCGCCCTCGGCCTTCACGACGGCCTCCATCTGCTCGGCCTTCTCCTGGAGCGCCGCCAGCTCGTCGTTCCGCCGCGTGATCTCAGCGGCTTTCTCCTCATTGGTGCCGGTGATGCTGATCACCTTCGAGAGGTTGATCTGGCCGTTGTCGCTGGCCTCCTTGAAGATGGCGCCCAGCTCGGCCCGCTTCGCCGCGATCTCCTCGCGCAGTTTCTTCAGCTCGTCCACTTCGCCTTTCCTCCTCCTACTTGCCCGGCACAACCACGCGGTTCATCGCCGCGAGGATGCGCTGGTAGTCTACGAACAGCCGGAGGGCCTTCTCGCTCTCCGGCTCGCTGCCCTTGAGCAGCTCCTCGATCTCCTCCCGTAAGACGGCGGCCGCCTTCGCGACCTCCTCCAGGCGGGAACGGTTGGCCGCCGAAAGGGTCCGGGCCTCCTTCGCCCGGACGGCAGCAAGCGCCTCCGAGCGCTGGACGAACGCCTGCACGTCGGCAAGCACGTGCTCAGCGTGGTCCAGGTAGGTCCAGCCCCTCATATTCTCCCACGGCGGCTCCCTGTCGAACTGCTTGTAATGTGCTGCCAGATGGCGTCGCACTCCCGGCATATCCCCTTCCGGGATATCAGCCCCCATCATCCGGCCAGCGGCGCCGACGCACCCACGCCACACGACCGCGCCGTCCTCCGGGCGGTGGTGCGGCAGCTTCATGTCCTCGAACCGCTCCGGCGGCATCGCCGCCGCCCAGGCGTAGTGCTTGGCGATCCGGCGCTTCTCCGCCGCCGACAGCTCCTCCCACGGCTGGTCCGTGAAGTCGCTCAGCTTGGGGCGGCTCCAGGCGCTATCCTCCGGCGCCATCTCGGTCGCATGGACGCCTACCGCCACCTTGCCGGCCTTGATGTCAACCGTCATCGTGTCAACGCCGGCGCCGACCATCACGGGCGATACCTCCCACACCTTCATCCGCTTCAGGAAGCGCACCGGGCGGCCCTCGTGCTCGCCCTCCGCCCTCTCCAGAATCTTGAAGCCGTAGCTCCATTCCTGCAGCTCGGCCAGATGTTTGATCGTCGTGAAGTGCTCGCGGCCCGACTCCGTGTCCAGGAAGAACTGACCGTCGAAGATCGCCTTGTCGCCCTCCTCGTGGATGGAGCCCCGGCCGACTGGCAACTTGTCCCAGCCGTGGCCCCAGGCCGCCAGCTTGACGCTCTGCTCGCCGAACGCGCCGGGGATCGTGACATCCCCGTCCTCGTCGATCACGTTGAGCGTCGCGAAGACGGCCGTCACGAGCCCCTGGTCGCCCTCCTGTTTGAGTTCCAGTCCCGTGGACCTGTAGACTTTCTTATCCACTCGATCTCCTCCTCATGTCGTCACCGGCACCAGCGTCAGCGTCCCGTGCGGATGTTCCACATTCGTCGCCGCCTCACCGCCCGAGATCGACGTGATCGCCCCGTTGCGCGCCGCGCAGGCCGGGTCCTCCCCGCCGTCGATCATCAGCACCCGCGAGAAGCCGTTAGCCCGGTAGGCCGCTGCCGTCCCCATGTTTGTCGCCCACATCGTCTCCGTCATCACAACGGCCAGCGGCCTACCGGCGTAGTAGGATTCGACGCGCTGGCGTAGGCCGGGGAACTCGTCGTCGGGCACGCCGTTGACCACCTGGCTGAGGCTGTAGCCGCGCCGAGCACCTTCCTCGAACGCCTCCGAGAGGGCGGCCCGCGTGCCGTCGCTGATGCGCCGGCCGCGGTGCGCTGCCTCTCCCAGGACGGCCGCCGTCGCAGCGCTGTCCTCCTCGAAGCCCGCCTCCAGATCGAACGCCTCCGCCGCTAGCCCCCAGCCCCCGGCGATCCCCGCCAGCCACACCGGTCGCAGCGCCTCGGCCATCAGGTCGTCCTCTTCGTCCGGCATCAGCGTGCGCACGCCCACTACTGGCTGCTTGCGACCTGCGCCGTTGCCGCTGCGCAGCGTCACCACCGCCGCCAGGCGCTCCATCGCCCGCTCGGCCTGCGCCCGGAAGAACGCCGTCACGCCGGCCTCAAACCGCTCCACGATCCGCTGCCTTGCCTCAGCCATGCGCTGGGCGAAGGCGTTTGCCGGATCGCTCGCCTTGAACCCCTTCGGCATCGACGGTGCCGCGCTGCCATCGCGCGTCGGGACGATGGTGAATGGCCGCAGGTAAACGTCGTCGTCCGCTCCTACCGGCAGACCGACCGCACGCTTCGCCTCCGCTACCTTGCCCCAGCCGCCGCGGACGGCCCGGTCCACACGCTCGTACACCTTGTCCATGTCGGGCTGCAGCGCCCGCACGTTCGTTAGATCGAAGGCGACGCTCCGGTTCTCGTTATCGTCGAAGTCCGGCAGCGCCTGGATCGTCAGCTCGGCGGCAACGATCCGCTGAATCGGCACGATCCCCTGCTCGATGGCGAACTCCACCAGCTTCTCCACGTTGTCGAAGGTCGCGCGGTCAAGGCCAGCGCCGAGGCCCGCCACAATGGCGGGCACACCCAGCACGGCGCTCACGCGCTCCTCCGGCACCCGTCGCAGGTTGCGCAGCTCCATCTGTTCCGGGGAGAACGCCAGCACCTGCACCTTGGTCGGAGCCGTCATCACCATCGGCTCACCGCGCTTGTCGCCGCCGAACTTCTGCATCGCCATCTGCTTGATCTCTTCGGCGTTCTCCGGGCTCACCCGCGCCCCCGGCGCCGAGCTCTCCGGCGAGATCACCAGCCCCGGCACGCCAAGGTTCCGCATCAGGCTAGCCGTGAAGTTGGCCGCCTCGTCATCGGTGAAGATTTCGCGCAGCACGGAATACAGCGGCGAGAGGCCCTTGCGTGTGTTCTCGGGGTCGAGCCCCCAGCGGAAGTGAACGACGTCGCGCGGGTCGTATTTGACGGGCTCCAGCATCGGCCCAGGCCGGTACTCGTAATGTGAGATGAACACCGAACCGTCGTCCGGCCATTTCGGCTCCATCGTCCAGGACGGCGCCCACCAATACTCCACGACCTTGCTGAGGCCCTCCATGCCCCCCGGCTCCCGGCTTCGAACCTTCAGCCAGTAGGCGTTCCCCGAAGTCGCCCTGTCCACCATCGTGGCGTACCAGAGAAGCGGGCCGGGGTAGTACGGGTTCGGCCGTTCGATCAGACGCGGGAAGGGATGGCGCGGCACCCGGACAAGCTGTCCATCTGCTCCCTCATCGAGAACCGTCACGGGCGCCTCCGGGAACGTGCGCGCGATCCAGTTGACGCAGGCGACGACGATGCTGTTGCCGGTGCCGTCGCCCACTTCCTTGCCGTAGTTGAATTTCGTGCGCGGCAACAGAAACTGCCAGAAGGGGCCTGCCCGGCCCGACCAGCGCATCGCAGCCTTGATCCGCGCCCCGACGGCCCTGAACGGCGCGCCTAGCACCTTGCGAATCAAAACGCGCTCCAGACCACCGGCTGAC